ATGTGGAACCAGAAAAATGGCTGCGTTACGTCATTGAGCATATCCAGGATTGGCCGGCAAACCGGGTACGCGATCTGTTGCCCTGGAAAGTTGATCTGAGCTCTCAGTAAATATCAATACGGTTCTGACGAGCCGCTTACTGTTCATGTCATTCTCCTGTTCTGCCTGTATCACTGCCCACTTCATCCAGCCCCTTAACATCCTGCCACGGCCCGTCACCAAACCTGACCTGCAAATGCCGAAAAAAACCCTGAACCCGTGTGGTATCTTTGGGGTCAAGAAAGGTCAGTCCGGTGATGAGTGCGCCATCTGTATCCGGGAACCAGCCATGGCTGTTTGTCTCAATAATGTTTCCCGGCCCCAGACGGAACCGTATTTGCGTCTCCCCCGGGTCGCCCTTCGGCCCCTGAGGTCCGGTTGCCCCCACCGGGCCAGCCGCACCTGTTTCTCCTTTCGGTCCCTGTGGGCCAGCCGGGCCTGCCGCACCGGTATCTCCCTTTGGACCCTGTGGACCTGCATTTCCCGTCAGACCGGTCTCTCCCCGCTCTCCCCTGTCGCCTTTCGGTCCCTGTGGTCCTGCCGGACCAGCATCACCTGCCGGTCCCCGTTCGCCGGTTGCCCCGACAGGGCCGGTGTCACCACGCTCTCCCTTATCCCCCTTCGGCCCCTGAGGGCCAGCGGGCCCCTGTTCCCCCTTTGGCCCGGGAGGTCCCACCACGGTGGGGATTCGGTTTACGGCGTCTTCCGCCGCTATCCTGCTTTGTTCCGCTGACTGTGCGCTTTCTGCTGACTCCCGGGCTTTTTCTGCTGCGGTCGTTGCATCCCTGGCTGCATTACCGGCTGCACTTTCTGCCGTCTTTCTTGACAATTCAGCATCTGCTGCACTTTGTGATGACTCACTGGCTTTTTGAGCGGCCGCAGAAGCCGAGGACGAGGACGCATCCTCTGACTGCTTTGCTGAGGCTGCACTTTCTGCCGCCTGCCGGGCTGACTCCGATGCCTCCCCTGCTGAAGTGTCAGCATTTGCAGCGCTCTCTTCTGCCTGACTGGCTGATATGCCGGCATTCCTCGCTGACGTCTCCGCCTCTCCGGCATTCTTCTTCGCCTCCTCTGCGTTACGCACCACCTCTTCCACCATCAGTTCAAAACGGCGCAGTGCCTCAGGACGGGCATCATCCTCCGTCATGGCACCGAGAAAATCATTCAGCGTACCGGGTCGGGAATCTTCATACACGGTGATGGTCCCGGCATGTGAAGGCGGAAAACCTTCAACCAGCAGGGTGACGCTGTACTGACCATGCTCAACATCCATGCTGTAACGTCCGGCTTCATCCGGATTTTCAGAGGCCACCGTGTTCACCACCACCGTGCTGCTGGTTCGTCTGGCCTTCAGCACAATGGTGCAGTTCTGTACTGGTTTTCCTGTGCCATCTTTAAGCACGCCAGAAATTTTTACTGTCATACTTTTCCACCAATAAAAAAAGCCCGCAGCAGTGACGCCACGGGCTTCAGGACAGTGTAACTTTACGTTTCCTCAAACGCAGTTCACCCCATAAGGTGGATGAACCTGCGTATCATAACAATATTTACAGAAGATAAATCGGCGTCTGTTGTCAGAAACGGTATCCGATACCAACAATAAATGCATCCGTTCGCCAGTCGCCACTACCGGAACCTTCATAAGCAAGGTCAATGGTCACGGATTCGGTCGGGTTAAACTGCACGCCAGCCCCCCACGCCAGAGACGTGTTGCTGTGGCGACCGTCATCACTTCCGGTCAGCACATCGTGCGTTTTCCCCTTGTTGTCAGTTACGCGGAGATAATCCCCGGAGAAAGTCGACACACGGCTGTAAGCCACACCCACCATCGCATACGCGCTGAACCATTCATTCACGCGCACAGACGGCCCCGCCATCACGCTGAACCAGCGGTTACGCACGGAATCTTCATGCCAGCGGGTATCGCTGTAGTGCGTTTTTTGCTCATCCTCAGCATTGGCATAACTGAAGGACGTAATCAGCCCCAGCGCGTCCGTAAACTCATAACGGTATTTCACGTTAATCCCGTTCAGATTATCGCTGCCGGGAGCGTTCGTACGGGCATGAAGATACCCCGCGCTCAGTGTGGACTGATGTTCAGACGCCCATGCAGGCGCACCGGATACGGACAGACAGATGGCTGCGGACAAAATGGCTGCACAAACTTTACGCATAATTACCTCTCGCTTTTCTGCAATAAAAAAGGCGCCATTTCTGGCGCCCGTATATGGGTTATAAAATTCAGCTGATACTGATGCCTGCGGTGGCTTTCTTCATCACCACAACCAGCAAATCGCTGATACTTGCTGTGGGATACCAGTTATTTACCAGCCATGCTGACACCGAAAACTCCAGCGTCATGTGACCGTGACCGGCAGGCATATCAATAACACCACTGTAAATCAGCGTATTATCCAGCGCGGTACGGTTATAAATTTCAGCACCGTTTTTCCGCACTATCAGACGGCATGAGGAGTAAATATCAGTATGCTCTCTCTCATGCTTAGCGCCACTGAATGCCACCGCCGGAATAACAATTTGCCGGTCAAACGGCTGATCGTCATAAACCCTGACGGTAATGGTCCCTGATGGCCACCGCTCCGGTGCACGGGAGTCCCGGGGGAAAGCTTTGCCCACTGTTTTAACGAGATCGCCTTCAATCTGGTTGGCGGACAGTTTTCCCAGAACCCGACAGTTTTCGTTAATCGTGACGTTGTTGAGCGTCCCGGAGTTCGCATTCACGTTACCGCTGATATCGGCATTTTTCGCCGTCAGCCGCCCGTCCGGTGTCAGGGAAAATGCCGGAGGATTACCGCCGCTGGTAATGGTGGGAGCCGTCAGGTATTTCAGGAACACTTCGTTCATGAATATCTGATCGCCCTGACCAACAAACATCGGCTTTGTGTTGCCATTCGCAGGATTAATCATCGCAATCCGGTCAGCAGCCAGAAGCACCTGACTCTGCATACCTGCTGGCGTATTCTCAATACCGGCTCCGATACCCGCAATATAAAGGCGTCCGTCCTGCATCTGCTGCAGTTTCACGGCCCACATGCTGTTCAGGTTATTATTTGTATCAACCTGAACTTTCTGTATCTGCTGGATTGCCGCACTCTGGTCTTCCAGTTTTTTATTGACGGTCTGCGTGATTTCATTGCTGACATTCGTAATGGACGTCCTGATTTCAGCCAGGTCCGGCGCAAGCTGACCGTTATCAATCTGCGTCCACAGCTCCTGGGCCAGATGTGTTTTCCCGATTTCTCCTTTGAAAAAATCCAGGTAACCTTCCGCATCATCGCTCGCCCGACCGACAGCCTCCACGAATGCCGATTTGCCAACGGTGTTCACACTGCGAACGTAAAAATAATAATCATGGCCCGGTTTGATATTGATACTGGCGGCTATCCAGTACAGCGCCGTACCAAGATAACGCGCGCTGGTTTCAACCTGCCTGATATCAGCAATCCGTTTTTCCGAGAACCAGAACTCAAACTGTACCGTCGGATCATAAACCGCAAAATGCGGCGTGGCGGTTATCTGAAAATAGCCCGGCGTCAGCTCAATCCGCGACGGTGCTGCCGGTGCGGCAATCCGGAACGATACCGATGCCGGATCGCCCTGCTGTCCCCTCGCATTTACCGCCCGGACTGTCAGCCTGTAATTTCCCAGCGCCAGTTGCGTGAAGCGGTATGTGGTTTCCGTCGTCCGGGCCGTGCTGACCAGCCGCTCACTGCCGTCGTCCGCTGCCACGGTCAGGCGAAGCAGGAAGCTCACGCCCTTCACCACCTTCGGCGTGTCCCAGCGCGCCAGCACCTGATATTCCCCGCTGTCTGCGGTGACTTCGGCAGTCAGGTGCTGCACCGCTGGCGGCGTGACACCATTCACCGTGCCGCTCTGGTCGCCGTCAAAGTGCGCCCCGTTATCCACGATGGCTTCTTTTTCCGGTACATGCTGCACGGCGGTGATGGCATACGTGCCGTCGTCGTTCTCACGGATACTCACGCAGCGGAACAGGCGCTGGCGCAACGTCGGCAACTTCAGCCCCCACACGCTGTATTCAGCAACGCCGTCAGGAACACGGCTCACTTTCACCTTCACGCCGTCGGTGACGGACTGAACCTCCACGCTGACCGGATTGCCACTTCCGTCAACCAGGCTTATCAGCGTGGTGCCGGAGGATGGCAGCGTGATTTCACGGTCGAGCGTCAGCGTCCGGGTCTGGCTGTTCACCGCCAGCACGCGCCCGCCGGTGCTGATACCGGCATAGTCATCATCACAGATTTCAATGACATCGCCCGGCACATGGCGAAGCCCTTCTGCACCCACGCTGAAGTCCACGGTCTGCGTTTCCAGCAGTTCCGTTTTAATCAGCCACAGCCCGGCGCGGTGTGCCTGCCCCCGGCTGGTACAGCCAAAGGCATCCATCTTCGTGACGTTACGACCGTAACGGGCAATGGCCTGCGTATCCTCCACAAGCTCTGTCGCCGTCTCCCAGCCGTTATTCGGGTCAATCCAGTTCACCTCAACGGCATTATGGCGGTCCTTCAGGGCGCTGAAGCTGTAGCGGAACGGCGCGCCATCATCCGGCATCACCACATTACTGCGGTTATAGGTCCACACCTTATCTGATGGTCGGTCCTGCACGAACGTCAGCGTCTGCCCGTTCCATACCGGCATACAGCGCATCGCCGAGCAGAAATCACTGAGCACATCCCACGCCTTGCGCTGTGTGGTCAGGTACGCATTACAGGTAATGCGCGGCTCCGTGCCGCCAAAGCCATCCGGCACTGACTGGTCGCAGTACTGGCCGATGACATACAGCGCCCATTTGTCCACATCCGCCGCACCAAGACGTTTCCCCATGCCGTAGCGTGGATGGGTCAGCATATCCCACAGACACCAGGCCGGGTTGTTGCTGTATGCCGGTTTTAACGTTCCGTCCCAGATACCGCTGTATTGCCGCGTCTGCGGGTTATAATTCGACGGCACCTGCAGAATACGCCCGCGCAGATGATAATTACGGCTCACCTGCTGGCTGCCGAACTGCTCCGAATCCACCTGTACGCCGACCAGTGCCGTGTTCGGGTAGCCCTGTTTCACATCGATGATTTCGGTGTATGACGACCAGAGCGTTTTGTTCTGCAGCTGGTCTGTGGTGCTGTCCGGCGTCATCCTGCGCATCCGGATATTAAACGGGCGCGGCGGCAGGTTATCCACCACCACCGAGGCCAGATACTGCGAGGTGGTTTTGCCCTTAATGGTGATGTCTTTTTCCGTCACCCAGCCACCATTACGCTGTATCTGAACCAGCAGGCGGACTTCCGACGGATTCCGGTCCCCCTTTGAGGTGGTTTCCACCAGTGCCTGCACACCGAAGGTCAGGCGCAGACGGTCGATGTTTGCCGACGTGATGGTCCGGGTGATCGGCGTGTCATATTTCACTTCCGTACCCAGCACCGTCTCGGAGCCGGAGGATTCAAATCCCTCCGGCGGTGTCTGCTCCTGCTCACCTGCCCGGAACACCACCGTGACGCCGGATATATTGGTATTCCCCTCACTGTCCAGCACCGGCGTACTGTTCAGCAGCACGCTTTTTAATCCGTCCACCGGACCTTCAACCGGCCCTTCGCTGATGGCATCGATCACACTCAGCAGCTGCGTGGACTTCAGGTTGTCCCTCGCTTCGCGCGGGGTATGCCCCTTACTGCTTCCTTTACCCATTCCTCACACTCCATAAACAACAAAGCCGCCCAAAAGGCGGCTCATGAGTTACGACAGGATTAACTATTATTTACATGCATTAACACTATCAGCAAAAATTTTTGGCGTTAATGCTGGTACACGTTCATAAAGAGTAAAACTACTGCCATTTCCTGCTTTTTTGATATCAAGCACAACATCATATCCCCCCATAGCCTGTGGAACTAAAAGGCTTACCCCATTCTCAATAGGAAGGGATGTTATAGGTGTTCCATTACCAGCCCATTGTCTGGATATGCAGCCTGACAATTCATCAATATTTTTTAATGAATTACCTTCCATTACAGGTTTTCCGGATTTTACGTAATCCAAAGATTTACATCCTGTTAAGGCAATAATCGTGCAGAATAAAATCGTTTTGTTCATATAGCTAACCAATAGAATAATTATCAGTGTTCGATATAAATATTAAATCAGTTAGAACATGAGTAAAATAATATTACCGCCCAATTACCACAACCTGACCACCATCCCCTTCATCTGCCGTGCTGATCTCCTGAGATGCCACACGTGACCCCACGCGCATTTCACCGTACAGAACAGGCAGGACATTGCCCTGGGCAACCATGTTATCCAGTGAGGAGAAATAGGTGTTCTGTTTGCCGTTATCCGTTGTCTGTGTACGGGGAGTTCTGGCTTTCGGTGCCAGCATCTGCGCCACACCACCAAGCGTCATCGCCGCACCCATTGAAAAGAGAATGTCACTGAAAGCGATACTGATCCCCGGCATCCAGATTGCCGTAGCAATCAACGCCGCACCCAGCACCGCCTGAAACACACCGCCACTTTTTGCTCCCGCAAGACGCGGCACGATGTGGATCACGGCACCATTTGCCAGCGGCTCATTAAGACGGGATGATAATTCGGTTTCTCCTGCATCCCGCCCGGCAATCCGTACCTGATACCAGCCATCGCTCAGTTTCTGACGAAACGCCGGGAGCTGTGTGGCCAGTGCCCGGATGGCTTCAGCCCCCGTTTTCACACGAAGGTCGATGCGGCGGCCAAATCGTTGCAAATCCCCGTAAAGGCAGATGCGTGCCATGCCCGGTGACGCCAGAGGGAGTGTGTGCGTCGCTGCCATTTGTCGGTATACCTCTCTCGTTTGCTCAGTTGTTCAGGAATATGGTGCAGCAGCTCGCCATCACCACAGTAAATAGCGGCATGATTCGGCACCGATGAACCAAAGCAGCACAGCAGCACATCGCCCGGCTGCGCCGCTGACAACGGCACCTGATACAGCCCCGTTGCCTCCAGATTATCCAGATAGAGATTCTGACCGTGACGCCACCAGTCATCCTCACGATGAAAGTCCGGCATCTCAATCCCCGCCAGATGGTAAGCATCCCGGAACAGTGTGTAACAGTCCGTCACCCCGTACTCAAAGCGCCGCCCGGTGAGATGCGGCACACAGCGGAACTTGTGAATCGCCCCCCGGCAGACCAGCCACCACGGCAAATCGCTCTGCACCTGTAGCCGCCGGTCAGCCTCACTCAGCCAGGGCAGACCACCGGGGTGGCTGTGGACCAGCGCCACAATCTCACCCTGCATCTCTGCCTGCAGCCAGTCCTCCGGAGCCATCCGGAAATAATCCGTAAGCGCATCATTTAAACCGTCTTTCGCCTCCCTTTCCTGTTTCCGATACTAATGTCCATTTTCGCAGTAAAAGGACATTTAAGATGAATGC